TGAATATAAATTCAAAACTCTATTATTAATAGAATTTAAATTGGATCTCATTTTTTTTGATTTAAAAATAGGTAATAAAACAACTTTATAATTTTTACATAAAAAGTTTGATAATTTCCAATGTAAATTAGAAATCGAGTCATTTGATTTTAGATGAGACATAGTTATCTATTATTTTTTTATAAACTTAATTTTAAGTATCTTTTTTTTAAAGATTAGATTATTATAAAAGAATCTAAAATAGATCTTATTTAATAGGGATTCCATTCAGCATCTAGATCTAACACAATTGAATAATTTACGTACACTTTTATATACACATAAGAACATTACTTCCCCTGGCGTTTTCGATCGGCTTCTCGATTTAGTATTGACACACTCAATGCGTGATTCAAGTAATTGAATTTTTTTTTTAAGTTCTTCGGTTTCTTTTTTGAGATGTGCTATATATGGATCGTTAAATAAATAACGATATACATCACGTATACAGAAGAATATTTGTTGCCCTACCGTGTACGAATGGCGTCGAATTCTATTATCAGTATTCTCAGATATTTTCAGTTCCTGTTCCAGTTTATCAATTTCTAATTTCCGTTTTTTGACCAATTCTTCGAGGCGCTGTTTTTCACGATTAAGATCCGAACCCATGATTTTGATTATATACACTAAATATATATTGGTATCGATTTTTTTATAAAAGATTAGATTATTACAAGAAAATTATAAGTATTATGTTAGTCATAAGTGTATATTTACACACTACCCCCCATGAACCGGAACCGGAACTGGAACCGGAACTGGAACACTTATGTTCAAGTTGAACAAAAGTGTTCCGTACTTGTTCAACTTGTACGAATAGATACGTAATAGCATCTATTTCTTTTACAATAATAGGTTCATTAAACAATAGAAAAACTTCTTCATTGGTACGATCAATGATAGAGTCAGGACTGGAAAGCTTAGCAATTTGTTCTTTTGCTGTCAAAATTTCGTGATACAGTCGCACATATTCCTCATAAATAGAAATCACTTGAGAAAGTAAACGTTCTAAATAATCAAGTGCATATTTAACGATATGTCGATAATCTTCTGGTTCGCCTATGTTTATGAGACTGGTAAGTTCTTTAAGTTGTGCTTTAAGTTGTGCTTTCATTCGCACAATTTCATTCTTAATACCAGACACAATTTAGAACATTCTTTAATACCTTTTTTAATATTGAGTATATCATCTTTTGTAAGGGGATGGCCATGATAATTCATTTTTAGATTTTTCGACAAACAATCAATTAAGATCGATCTTGTAATAAATAAAATATATTTGGTGTCGATTTTTTTTTATAAATATATTATTTATGTAAATGAATTTAGTAATTACTATCTTCGACATGGGATATAAATGGTGTGGGAGATTTCGAAAGATGTGGGTGACCCACCCATTGTAATTCCCAAAAATAATAAGTATAAAAACTCAAATCTGTACCATGTTTATTATTATGTAAATGAAAATGATTATATCCTGTCGATATTCGTATAGTATCATTGTCCTTATTCCCTATACAATCAATTGATCTCTCATTAATATTAATATTAAGTATTTGAATTTCTACACCTAATAACAGTGATAATATCTGAAAATGAGCTATTCCGTGTAGGGTTTGTATATCGTCAAAAGAGAGATCTAATTGAATATTCATCAATACTAGATCATATCTGGTGAATTCAAAATGATCATCTATTGTAATTGTGTCTATCGTATCCATCATAGAAAGTAATCTTTTACTAACATCTAAAAGTATTTGTATTAATATTTCCATAGTTAATGGTTTGACACCTTCTGTATATTCTTTAAATTTATCATCTATATAGTCTGGATTCTTAAATAATTTAGATCGCTCTAATAAAGACAATCCTACTAATACAGACCATAAACCACACAAACCATCGCTTCTAGCAGATCCACATTCAATTGAACTACCATCAGTACATATACCTATACTTTCAATTCGTGGATATTTTAGAAATTCTTTTATTTTCAATTCTTCTGACATTCTGATTTTGCTTACACACTTTCAATAAATTGAATAGAAGCTAAATAGTAATAAAATAATTAACGTATCGATTTTTTTTTAAAAATATAAATTTTATAGTTATTATTTAGTCGGGTGTCTTGGTAAACGAATGAAATCTGATTTACCAAAAGTACTTCATTTATTTAAAGAAAAACCTATGCTTATTGATATTATTGATCAATCATTTAAATTAAAGCCAAATAAAATAATATATTTGATGTCGATTTATTTTTTTATAAAATATATTATTTATGTATATGAATTTAGTAATTACTATTTTAGCCGGGGGTCTTGGAAAACGAATGAAATCAGATTTACCAAAAGTACTTCATTTATTTAAAGAAAAACCTATGATTGTTCATATTATTGAACAATCATTTAAATTAAAACCAAATAAAATAATTATTATAACAGGGAAGTTTAATGATATTATTCAAGAAACATTAAGAAACTATTTTGATGAAGAACAATTTAAACAATTTATTTTTGTGATTCAAGAAACACCACTTGGTACAGGACATGCTGTCAGCTGTTGTTTGTCGAATTATTCAAAAAACGAAGATGTTTTAATACTTAATGGAGATACACCTAAATTGAATCAATCATTATTAGAAAAATTTATATATTCATCAAAAGATAATCTACTCATGACATGTAAATTAGATGACCCACATGGATATGGTAGAATAATAAAAAATAAAAAGAATCAAATTCAAAAAATAGTAGAAGAAAAAGATGCTTCTGAAGAAGAGAGAAAAATAAAAAATGTAAATTCAGGAATTTATAAAATAAAAGGGGAACATTTAATAAATTATATACCTTTAATAGAAAATAAAAATAAACAAAATGAATATTATTTAACAGATATAATTGAAATATTATTGAAAAATAATGAACAATTATTGAATTATACAATTTCAAAAGAAGAAAACAATCTAATATTAGGTGTTAATACTAAAGAACAATTAGAAGATTTGGAAAATTTATAAATTATTTTTATTTTATAGGTTATGATGAATAAAGATTTTGACTATGATTTTTATATTTATATAAATAATTTAAATCATAAATTCATTTACGATTCAGAGAAAGCATTAGAGGATTATAAAAATAATAAATCATCTCGAATATATTGTATGGATAAAGAAAAATTAAAAAAATTAGACTGGCAAATTTATTTATTATGTAATAAACAACTTAATGGATTAAAAAAAACAGATGAAACATCTATAACTTATCATTTTTTAAAATATGGTATTTATGAAGATTGTATTTATAATTTAGAAAATCTTGAACATTTTCTTGTTGATTTTAATTGGTATGAATATTTATTTGAAAATAATCATTTATTTGAAAAACTGCTTAATAAAAGGGATTGTTATATTCATTATTTAATGTATAATATTCAGAATAAACAAAATTATAATAAAAAAAAATTACCTAAAGAATTTCATTGGTTATTTTATAAAAAATTTTATAAAGACTTGTCAAAAATGAAAAATGAAAATGATATATTTAGACATTATATATTTAAAGGAATTGAAGAAAATAGATATGAATGGTATGAAATGTATAAAAATTTAATTCATTTAGATGAAAAAAAATACAAATTAGAAAATCCAGATTTGGAAGAATTTAATAAAGAACAACTTATTTATCATTGGTTAGAACATGGTATTTATGAAGAACGTGTATTTGTTTCTGATAAAATAGTAAAAAAATATTCTTCATTTGGTATAGCAATGTCATTATATAGTGATAAATATACACCTAATGAACGTTTAGATGCGTCAATGATGTGTTTAAATTATTTATTTTTAATGATGCCTCATTGTAAAATTTATTTATTAATTGATGGCAATATTTTAAAAAATCATTTAAATTTTGTAATAAAATTAAGTAAATATCATCCAAATTGTTTTATTTATAAAAATAAGAAAAATTATGGTATAGCAAAAACAAAAAATATATGTATGCATTTATTGACACAAGATAAAGATTTAGAATATTATTGTTTATTAGATGATGATATATATATAAAAAAAGATTTTAGTGATTATTTAGTTAATTTATTTAAAGAAACAAAAATACCACTTATTAGTAATTTTAATAAAATGTTACCTTTTTTTGAGAATGCTTTTTCAGATTCATCTATTATAAACAGTCGTTTTTATTTAGGTAATCTTATAGCATTTAGCAAAGAAAGTTTTGAAAAATTTGGTTATATGCAGAAGTTTGAATTTAAATGGGGAGATGAGCATTTAGAGCTTACAAAAAGATATTTAAGAAATTCAAAATATGAAAATTGTGCTGTTGATTTTAGAAAATATTTAGATGATTATTTTATCATTAATAAGAAAAATACACTTCATTTGCATAGTTGTTATACAAATGAATTTGAAGTAAAAAAAAATAATAAACAATATCTAAAATATTTAAAACAAAATGATTTTGTATCATTTGATTTTAATGATGATGAGGTAGATTTTTTAAATCCTAAAATACAACCTGAAAAACATGTTCAGCAATCTGAAGAAAAAATATAAAAATTACAATTATTTTATTTATTATTGCAATAAATAACCATTTGACTACCTTTATTTTCAAAACCGCATTTTTCGTAAAAATATTCTAATTTAGATTCGCAATCTAATAATATTTTATAACAATTATTTTGTTTACATATTTCAATTAAATGTTCAATTAATTTTTTACCATAACCATACCCTCTATATTCTTTTTTTATAATTATATCTTCAATATGTGAGTACAATGATATATTATGAATAAATTTTTGTTCAAATAATATTGTACCAGTACCTATAATTTGTTTATTTTCAATATCTTCTAATACATAAATAGAAACTTGTTTTTGTTTTTCTAATAATTCTGTAAATTGTTCATATGAAAAATGAGTTTTACGAAATTCATTTAGTAATAATAAAAAGTAATTATAATCATTATTATTTAACGGTCTAAATATCATATTTAATATGTAGTTATAAATTAAGATGAGTCAAATGAACTCAAATCAATTTTGTTTTTTAGATGAATCTAAAAATAATAATAACAATAATAATAAATATCATCAAATACATCAACATGAAAATAGTGAAAAAGTTTGGGTAAATAATTTTCGTGGATGTATTGTAGAATCTAATTATCAACCCAAAACAAATTCAATTATTCAATATTCTATGCCATTTAATCAACCTCAGCATTATAAAAATTATTTTGATTCAACCCACGTTAAAAATCAAGTTGGTTCATGTAAAAATGTTAATAATAATTTATACTTAACGAATCATGTAAATGGTAATGTTCGAAATGCTTCTAAAACATAAAAACGGTATTGACCACTTAAATTTATAGAATAATAACATAAGTATTCAATATATGATTTCTTTTTTGCTATAATTTTATATTTATTTTGTAAAAATAAAAGAAGTCCATTTTCTTGATGTAATGAAATGAAAAAATTATTTATTTTATGAAAATAATATTCTAACTATTTTTTTTTATTCAATATTTCTGTTTGAAGAAGTATATGTTTTTTGATAAAATCAAATAAAATTGGTATTGCCAATAATAATTCCATATTTTATTTTGTAATTCTAATGGTAAAATATCTATCATTTATTTATTATATTTTTAAAAATAAAATGTAATAACTTATTTTTTATCAATGTATTTATTAGATGAAACTTAAGAAAAATAATTACGAGTTAGATGAATATTTTAAACTTCGAAAGAAATTCATAGAATTATTTAAGACAAATAATAAAAAAGATTTCATTTACGTAGAAAATTTATCTTTTATATTTATTAATATGGTATTTTTAAAATGTAGATATTCAAATATAACAGAAAAAAATATTTTATTAACAATTCAATCATCAAAAAGTAGAAATTTAAAAAATATAATTAAAAATTTATTAAATAAATAAATAAATTGAAATTAATTTTATATCTATTTAATTAGTAAAATGGAGTCTCTTCAAGAAAAAAAAGATGAATTAATAAAAGAAACTGATAATGCACTTTATAAATACGAAATAAAAAAAATAGAATTAGAAAAAATAGAAAGAGAAATTATATCTTATTGTGAGAAACAAGGACATAACTGGGTAGAAGAAATAGAAGATGGAATGTATGGAGAAAGATTTTTTATTTGTAAAAAATGTAATATTATTAAATAATTTATTTTTTATCTTTAAAGATTTAAAATTACCAAGGGTATAAATATAATTTATCCCTTAATTCCTTTTCAGATATATGTTTTTGAAATGATAAAATATAGCATATATCAAATATATATGATTCTTCTCCACCTGATTCAATATCTAAATTCAATATATATTTAACACAAAATTCTGGGGTGAGTTTTTGTGTTGCTAATAGTATTTTTTCATCAAGATGATTTTCTACAATATTCTGTTCGAGAATATCAATAGAATATTTATATCTATTATTGAGTAAATCTGTGTTTGTTACTTTCATTGTTGTTACTTTCATTTATAAAATAAATTCAATTTTTAAAATATTAAATTCATTTAATTTTGTTTGATGCATCTGTATTTTGATGTTTAATAATTTATTTTTTGGATTTTATAATATTTGAAATATTCTTACCACTAAAACATTGATATCCTAAAATAACATGTACAACTAAATAATAAATTAAATAAAATCCACTAAAGAAGAATGCTAAAATAGTATAAATAGCACGTGTTGCTGGTTTCTCGGTACAACTGCATTCAAATGCTAAATAAGAAGCTCCAAAAGAGATAATAAAAGCAGCAATAATCCATGTAATAGGAATATTATTCATAAATTGTGAAACAATATCTTCATTAGTATTATTTGTATTATTTGTAAATTTTTCATAAGTACTGAAAGCAGTCATTAATTCAATCATATTAATATATAATAATATAAAAATATTTATAAATATTAATGGTCTATTTAATATTTATTCTTTTATTTATTCTATTTTATTTTTTAAATAGTTCAAAATTAGAAAATTTTATAAATAATTCATGTAATACTTTTTTTAAAAACAAAACATTTTGTACATTTGATATAAATTCAAATACATGTAAATGTACTTATCAAAAAGATGGTGTACATATTCCATATCAAGGTCCTGCTAATTGTTGTAATGAAATATGTAGAAATAAAAGTAAGGAACAATGTAATAAACCTATAGAAAATAAAGAAGGAAATTATTATTGTAATATCAATGGTACTTGTAAAGAATATAAAGGAACTATTATGAATTCACATATTGCTGCTAATAATTGTGGAACTGACCAATTAAATAATCAACTTCTTCTTCCTTTTACTTCGAAACAAAATTGTGAAGGTAGTTTAAGTCCATGTGATAAATTTAACAAAACGAATTTAAGCACTGATGAAAAAAAATCACAATGTTTAAAAAATGTAAATTGTGGGTTTTGTACAAATAATTATGGGTTTGGTAAATGTATTGATGGTACTGCTGAAGGTCCAAATAACATTGTTAAATATCAACAATGTGTAGTGAACCCGTCAAGTGGAAATAAATTTAAATATGAGTATGGAGATTTTTTATTTTATTGAAATTAAATCATTAAAATTATTTCTTAGTTTTAAATAGAAAGATGAGTAAAAGAAATAATTTAAATAATAATAATTTAAATAATAATAATTTAAATAATAATAATTTAAATAATAATAATTTAAATAATAATAATTCAAATAATAATAATTCGAATATAAAATTTAATAATTTTAATTTTAATAATAATAATTTAAAAAAAAATAACAACAACGATGATGATAATAATAACAATAATAACAATAATAACAATAATAACAATAATAACAATAATGAAAAAAGCCAAAATAACGAAGATTTTAATAAAATGTTAAATAATATTAAAGTTCAAGCAAAAGAGCTAAAGAAAGTTAGTGATAATTTTTTAAATAATATTCGTGGAATGCCATTTACATTAAAAGCATTTAATTTTGTTATATGTTTTATATTTTTATCAATATTTACTCATATTAATTATAATATTACATTAAGTATTATTTTTGCGATTGGTTGTACAGTTTCTCTTTATTTATTTAGTACATATTTATCTGTTGTTTTCTTGATACTTTATATTGTTTATATCGTAAAAGTTGTGAATGAAAAAAATAAAAGTTTTGGTGTTATCATTAAACCCACGAATTTATTAAAGAATTCTTCAAAAAAAGCAATGATGTGTGATGCTGCACCAAATACTGATAATATTATTCAAGGAAATGTGTATAAAGATCAAATGGATAATAAACATTTTACATATAGTGTATTTTTATACATTAATAGTTCTAATCCAGTTTATAATAATAATTTCAGTAATTATCGTTATAGAGAATGGAAATCTATATTTTATTGTGGAGAACAAGAAATCAATAGAGAAAAGAATGAAAATGATGAAAAAGAGCCGATTGATTTATTTAGTTTAAATCAACTTCCTGGTTTATGGTTAGATCCCACACTTAATAATATTGTATTTGTAATTAATGATGGTGTGAATACTGAGAAAGCTGTTTTAGAAAATATACCTCTTAATGAATGGTTTAATATTACAATAGTAATGAATGGATCTTCAGTGGCTATTTATAAAAATTGTAAAATGGAAACTGATATTGCACTAAAGAATTATTTACCCGATACATCTGAATATAATTTATATATAGCAAATGATGGTGCTTTAAATACAGAGAATAAAAATGGATTTTCAGGTCAAATGGCATTTTTAAGTTATTATAATTATTTATTAAATCAAAAACAAATAAATGATGTTTGTGCTTATTATGGTCCTATTTTAAAAAATTATCAAGATAATCAAAATAAAGGTATTAAATATGAAACATCATGTTTGGTAACAGATAGTGATGTTAATTCAATTGGTTAAATAAATTTTATTCTTTTTTTTTCATTTTATAAATATCATTATTTATGAAAAATAATTTCTAACTATTAGTTATATATTATGCCGAATAATAATAATTCAATGTCAAATGTAAAAACAAATAATTATGCTGGTATGGGTAAAATTTTCTTTATTATATTTGTAATTGTTTTTATAGTGGGACTTATTTATGTAATTTATTTAGCTGTTGATGCTGTAAATAGAAAAAATGCAATGAATCCCGTTGTAGTCAATGATACGATTGATGCAGATGTAACTCGTCCTGCTTTTAATCTTCCTGAAGTGACAACAGGATTAAATCAAGGGTTTAGTACTTGGATTTATGTAAAAGACTTTAATTATAAATTTGGTCAATACAAAAATATATTATGGAAAGGAAATCCTGGAACTGGTGGTGGAAATGTTCATAGTCCCAGTATATGGCTTTATCCTTTAACTAATTCATTAAAAGTTGTTACTTCTACACAAGATTCTTCTGGTGTTGAGTCATGTGATATTCCAAATATTCCTCTAATGACGTGGGTTCATATTTGTTACGTACTTAATAACAGAACCGTGGATATTTATATCAATGGAAAATTAGAACGCAGCTGTGCTTTAAGAAATATTCCTGTATTAACAGCTGACCCAGTATATATAACAAATGCAGGGGGTTTCTTTGGAAAAATGGGTAAAACACAATATTTTACAAAATCTTTACTACCAACTGATGTTATGAATTTATATCAACAAGGACCATTAGGTTCTACTCAATATCAAGTACAATTTTTTCAAGATGGTAAATTTATAAATGTTTCAAATAACAGTGCATTTGATTCATAAATAAAAATATTAAGAATATTATAAAATAAAATAAAAAAATATAATTACTATATATAGATGTCTTCTAATAATGTATCAATGAATACAGGAGCAAATACACCAGTAAATAATAAAAGTGGTAATAAAGTATTTGGTTTAGTAATGATTGTTATAGCAATATTACTTGTTTTATATTTTATTTACTCTATTGTTGCAGGTTATCAAAATTATAATAAATATAGTCCTTATTTAATTAATGACATGATTGCAGGTAATACAGCTTATAAAATCCAGGCTTATAAAATACCTCAACCTCAAGATAATCAATATGGTACTGAATTTTCATATAGTTTTTGGATTTATATAAATGATTCTAATTTTGATACAAGTTGTGATGAAACAAATATTTCAGGATTTAAACATATATTCCACAAAGGTAGTTATGATTATAGTAAGACGCATCTTCCTTTACTTCAATCACCAGGTGTTTGGTTATATCCAAATACCAATAAATTTAATATCCGTTTTAATACTTATCAAAATATTGTAGAATCTTGCGATGTTGGTAATATTCCTCTTAATGCATGGGTACATTGCTCAGTTATACTTATAGGAAATAGTGTTGATGTATTTATTAATGGAAATTTAAAGAAACGTCAAAAATTAAGAGGAGTACCTAAACTCAATTATGAAAATTTATATATTTCTAATTGGGGTGGGTTTAATGGTTATATGAGTCGATTTAGATATTTCAATTATGCTATTCAACCATTTATGATTGAATATTTATTTAATGAAGGGCCTTCTAAGAAATTTGATTCATCTTATAATACCGGCGTTAATAATCCAAGTCCTACACTCAGTCCTCAGTACTGGATGAGAACAGGATTTCCCAATTCAAATGTTCCGAAATAAAGGAATTAGTTAAAAGTTTTTTTTTAAAAATATATAAGATTATTTAATGAAATCTTATATAGGAAATATATATTTAAATTAAATGTCTTCAAAAAATGACAATTTACAAAAAAAAAATTCAAAATTAATGAAAATAAAAAATACAATTTTTAAAGAAAAATTCTTTTTAGGAAAAAAAGGATTTGTCATTAATAAAAGTTTTATAGATGAAGATAAAATAGAAGAAATTAAAAAAGAACTTCATGTAACACCATTTACAAATAATGATTTTGGAGCACCTGAAGAACCTTTTAAAGTTTTTCGTGAGAATTCAACTCATTTATATGTTCCTAAATTTTTTGGCATTGAAAATTTTGAAATTCCTAAAAATGATATATCACCAAAGGGTAAAAATATTAATCTTGAATTTAAATTAAATTTAAAAAAAGAACAAGAACTTCCAGCTAAAAAAGTAATGGATGCTTATCATGAAAAAGGTGGTGGCATATTATCTTTAATACCTGGTTTTGGTAAGACAATTATGGGTTTATATTTTATTTGTCAACTTAAGAAAAAAACGCTTGTCATTGTGCACAAAGAATTTTTAATGAATCAATGGATTGAGCGCATTCAGTTTGCTATTCCAGAGGCAAAAATTGGTATTATTCAAGGTCCAAGGTGTGAAATTGAAGGTAATGATATTATTATTGGTATGTTACAAACATTATCAATGAAAGATTTTGGTAAAGATACATTTGATGATATTGGTCATGTTATTATTGATGAATGTCATCGAATTCCATCACGTGTTTTTATGAAGGCATTATTTAAAATTAATTGTAAATATATGTTAGGTTTAAGTGCTACACCTAATCGTAAGGATGGTTGTACAAAAATATTGAAATGGTTTATTGGAGATATTGTTTATAACGGTAAAAGTAGTCAAAAAAACATAGTTAAAGTGGATCGTTATATGATCTACAGTGAAGATGAAGTTTATAATCAAGAGAAATTTAATTTTAGAGGTCAAGTTCAATCTCCTACAATGATTAATCAAATCGCAAATTATAGACCAAGAACACAAATGGTTGTTGAAAAAATTAAAAAAGAATTATTGATGCATGAAACACGTCAATTTTTAGTATTAAGTGATCGAAAACAGCAATTATTTGATTTTGAAAAATTACTTAAGGAAAATGGTGTTGAAAGTGTGGGTTATTATATTGGTGGAATGAAGCAAAAAGATTTAAAAATAAGTGAAACTAAAAAAGTATTACTTGGTACATATCCTATGGCAAATGAGGGTTTAGATATTCCCAGTTTAAACGGACTTATTTTAGGCACTCCTAAAAGTGATATTATTCAAACAGTAGGTCGTATTTGTCGAGTAAAACATGAAAATATTCAACCTCTTATTATAGATGTTGTTGATAAATTCTCTATATTTGATAATCAATCTAAAAAAAGATTTAAATTGTATAAACAATATAAATATGAAATAGAAGATATTAAATATGATATGGACAAAAATGAAATATTTGAAAGAAAGAAATATGATTATCATCATTCTTTTAATACTTCACCTGATGAAGAAGTAATTGATTTAAATGACAAAAAAAAAACTGAAAAACCAATTCTAACAAAGAAAGAAAAATATGATGATTTATTTAAATCACTTGATATATTTAATTAGATTCTATGTATCAAGATGTATCAAGATGTATCAAGATGTATCAAGATGTATATAATAAATCCGGATTTGAGGATGATGATAATTAAATTGAAGATCCTTTAGCACTTTTTGACATTCCAAAAATAAGTCCAGCAAATATTTCATTTTCAATCAACATTGTTTGCAGTTCATTTTTAACATATGATTTAAAAAGATTACCATCTAAATTCTTACCTTTACATAAGTCATTTGTTTTTTCTTTTATTTTATTTCGTAATTCATTTAATTCATCATTTAATTCATCATTACCATAATCATATATTGTTGAATTTAAAATTTCTTCTGATATTTCATTATTTTTTTTAGTTTGAAGAAAAGTGTACCACCATTTATCATCAAGTATTTTTTCTAATATATTCAAAGTAAATAATTTATTTAAAATTTTAAATGATATTTTATTATGCCCACATGCGTCATCTTGATGACTACATACTTTATAACCATAATCTTTACTGAGTCGAACACATTTTAAATTACCACAACATGTATTTTCACCTTTTTCATTTAATAAACATTTTTCATTATAACCAGCACAATTTTTTAAATAAATTTGTTCTTCGCCAATAACTTCTCCCTGAATATTTGTAATAACTTTATGAATGATTTTTTTTCTTCTATTTCTTTTTCTTTGATTTTGGCGTTTAGCAATTGCCCATGGAGTATAACTTCGACTACATAAATCTTCATAATTAACATTAACAGGGTATGTATCTAAATCCACAATACCATCAGTGGAATCAAAATGTTCAGTGTTTAACAAATAATTAATGAAAATAAATAATATTAATATTAATAAAATTAAAATAATTAAATAATTCATCTATTAAAAGAATATAAAAAAATTATACATAATATTTATATAATATGAATGTTGTAAAAAAAGAAGATATTATAGATGTATATTCATTTGGATTATTTTTAAATATACATACTCAATTAACAAATCATACTTTTAAAAATAATGGAATATTTAATGGTATTTTTTATTTAATCATATATAATTTATTAATGGGTCTGGTACTTCGTTATAGTAGTGTGCAGGTACTTACTCATAAATTTTGGAGAAAAAACCTTCATTCTGTTGCAATGCCTTTAATGATGAATAGTATTTCAAATGTATTAGCATTACAAATTCAATTACCTGATTTGTTTATAAATAGACATATATTAGAATTTATTATGTTAATAAGTTCAAATTATTTTATAAATATGCACTATCCAAATGAAATGGAATGTTCAAAAATATTTCGATTTAATATTACACTTTTTTATTTTTCACTGATGATGTTTTTTTAATTTTTTGTTGTTGATTTAATTCCATGACATCTTGAATAAATTTTTCATTTGCAAATGCATTAAATGAAAGAGGACCTAATAAATTAACTAATTTATCAAAATCTTGTTTTGATCCACCTTTTTTTATTTTTAAAGAACTTTTATTATCTAATAATAATTTATTGAGAACTATCAATAAACCAGTAGCAATAAAAGCACTTGTGCCTAATGGTGCTACAATTGCCTTTAATATTGACCCGCCTTTTTGATTAAAGTTATCTTTATTATTTTTTAATTCAATACCTTTAAATGATTTATATAAATCACTTAATATTATAGATATACCACCTTTATTACCAAGAGGTTGTAAAATTTCATTTATTTTTTCATAAATAGCATTTCCTCCTTTCATTATTATTTTCTTTGATTTTGGTTTTTCAACAGCAAAATGATGAAGTAATAATAAAGCCGACAATACAAGTAAATTTCCTCTACCTAATGGTGCCAATATTTGCTGCATTCCCATCATTCCTCCTTTCATTGATTTCTTTATTTTTTTATTATCAACACTTTTATCTACAACACTATGATATAAAAATATTAAAAGCACTAAATTAATAAGAGCATTCATAGATAAAGGAACAAGACCTTTACCAATTTGTTGAATAGCATCAAATTGATTTAATTTCTTTAAACCACCACTTTGCATTTTTAATAATTCAAAAATACTTTTTTTGGGTTGTTGTTCTTGATTTCCACAATCACAATCTCCACCATTCTGTTTATTTTTTTTCTTTGAACCACCGCCACATACACCTTGATTAACTGATTCATTAGAACCAATTAAATCACCATAATAAATGGGCGAATAATTAAAACTATATCTTGAACGACCGGCTAATCCACCAATAGAGCGATTAACATCAATTGTATAACCATCACCACCTGATTGAATATCATTACTATTTATAAAATCAATCGTTTCAACAGGATGAATATTTTTATTAAGTAAATAATTATCAACATTATCTTTCAAAGGTTTTGAATATTGATTCGATTGACTTTGGCCACTAATTTTAGAGGGCATATATAATAAATAAATATATTAAAAATTATTAAAATAAAAAAAATATTATAGTGAATCTAATATAATTTGTGTTTTATTAATGGTTGAAATATTATCCATGGAATGTGTTTTCTTAAAAGGAACCCATTTTTTGAAAAAACTATTATAATTACACTCTACAAAAATACACTTATTTTTCTTTAGCTTTGTTAATATATTTTCTTCTAAATTATCAAAATTAATAATAGATTTCAAATATTTACTACTTTCAATATCAGGAACATTTGCTAATGAATGTTTATCAATGTTATTATTTGAACTATAACAATATAATTCATATATATCAGGTATTTTAGTAGGATTAATTAAAAATTTACATGTAGTTTGAGTTAACTTAGATTCTTTTGCTATATTTTCTACTTTTGCTATATTTTCTACTTTTGCTATATTTTCTACTTTTGCTATATTTTCTACTTTTGCTATATTTTCTACTTTTGCTATATTTTCTTCATTTACATCTATTATATCACCAAATAATTCATCATCGTTAACTTTTTTATTTGATTTGTTATATTTTTTTAATTTATCTTCTTCATCTTCATCTACAATTACTTTTTCATTATCAATCGTCACACCATTCTTTAATATCTTCGAATCAGAACGACATTCTGGAAATGGAAATAAATAATTATTACTGAAATTATTATTATTTTTAAAGATTAAACCACTATTTTTATAATTTAATAATTTAATATAATCTTCCATCAATGCTTTTATTTCTATTTTTTTAAAATATTCTTTTTTAACAATATATAATTCGTTGTCTAAAATATATTTATTTCTAAATATTTTTTCTAAAATATGATGACGCTGATCAAAATTCTCTGTAATTATAGACCTTCCTTTATAATAAGGTAGGTCATTTACTAAAAAAATATACTTGTTTTCTTCTGTTTTTACAATTTCTCCTTCAAATAATGTCCCTTCATATAAATCTTTTGAAAATTTTATTTGAACTACATTCATTGCAAGATTTTTTTTATAAATAAAAACACAATAGTTTTTATTGTTAACACATGTTAAAAATAATATATATGGTTTACCAAATGATTTTAATAAAATATTAAAATCACTCTTTTCTAAATTATCTAAATTACTTTTATTTAAAACTGAATAATATTTACCTGATATATTAAAATTTCCTATAGAACTTAATTGATTATTGATATCACCATATAACTTTGAACTACTTTGTACAAAGTTAGATTTTTTTCCGAAAAAAAAAGAATAACTCATCTTTAATTATTATTAATAATTAGTTCTTAAATATTTTCAACTTTTTAATTTATTTAAAAATTATATTGTTTACTATTAGATTAAATGAGTTCAAATAACAAAGAACCTTCTACTAAAAAAAAGAATATTTTAATTGAATCTAACAAAAAAGAAACATCTACTATAAAAAAAGAACCTTCTACTAAAAAAAAGAATATTTTAAAAACAAATCAACAAATAAAATTATCTAAGAAAAAAGAAACAGTAAAAAAAAAAAATAAAAAAAATATTATCAATAAATATATTACTGTAAATATGAATACATATATTACAAAAAAAACATTAAATAAAGTAAATTTAAATTCAAAAGAAGTTAATGAATTTAAAAAAAATTTAAAAAATGATATTAAGAATGATATTAAGAATGATATTAAGAATGATATTAAGAATGATATTAAAAAAATAAAAAAAAATCATAAAAAAATAAATATTGTTCATAACAAGATAAAAAATGATAAAATATTTCAATTAAGTGATAAAGATATTATAAATATGATTAAAAATGATAAATAGGGAGTATGTTTAATATTTCTTCGCAATTCATTGCATTATTTTTAAAATAAGTTTCTATAAAAGATTCCGTTCTTGGATCTTGAAATGAAGTTATTATTTTTTCGTAAATTTCAATTAATTTTTCATTTTCTTTATCTCCTTTATATTCTAAAATTAAACAATGATTTTCAACGCAATATTCCTTACTTTGATTCATAAAAATATAATTAAACTGATATTTACCCATGCCATATCCACGATTAATTAATATAACTGGTTTATTAATCCCTTTTCTTTGAATATAATTTTTTTTTGTTTCATTTTTAAAAGGTATTATTTCAAAACTATTTTTTTTAAAATATGAATTGTATATTAATAATGTTTGGTCTGAATTATCAGTTAATATTTTTTTATGTTCATTCCAAATAACATTACCTACTTTAATAGTAAAATTTAATGTGTTTAAAAATGTACATTCAGATATATAATTTTTTATGCATTTAATTTGAGATGGTTCATGAAATATTGTATTTTTATTAATTTTTAATACATAATCTTTATTTTTAGTCATACTTATTTTATTTTCAATCATTAAAATAAATACATCTTGTTTTGTTTTCATAAATTTACAGTCAGGTATTGAAATTATTTCATGAATTTTATAGTTATTTTGAATATAATTACGTGTTTTATCATAATATAAACAATTTAAAAAATTAATAGGCAATATAAAAGCCAATAATCCATTTTTATTTAATTTTTTAAGACAATCCAATAAAAATAAAATAAAAATATTAGGTCTTCCATCAAAATATTGGAAATATTTTTCAGATACATCACTTTTACTTAATACATAATAAGGAGGATTTCCAATAATTAAATCATATTTTTTATTTTCTTGAATATGAAAAAAATCTTTATTTTCATATTTTAAATTATTATTTTTCAAAATAAGATCTTTCGTTTTTTCAAAAATAATGCTATTCTTTTCATAAGCATCAATTTCTTTTTTTTCAAAACATTCATCTAATTTAAATAAAAATTCACCTGAACCACAACATGGTTCTAATATATCTTTAATAATAATTTTATTTTTTTTCATAATAATTTTTATTTTGTCTAATGTTATATCAATAATAGATTTTGGAGTAAAATAAATACCATTTTTTTTGATTTGATCAACTGTTAAATTTTTTGTAAGTTCATAACTAATTAGTGAAAATTGTATTTCAGATTTTAATTCTTCCATAATACTATTTATTTATTACATCTTAAATAAATTTGTGTTAAAAAATTATTAGTTAATTTTTACTTTATCGTAAATAAACCATGTTTTTAAATTTGTTTTTAAATATTGATGATATCTTAAATAAATTTCAATGTAATAACAAATTTGTTCTACTTTTTTAATCAATTTTATATTTATTTTGAAATGATTGCATATATCTTTTAATTCAGGTTTTTTTATTGTTCCACATACTCTTCCTGTATACATTCCTCTTTTTGATTCAGTTCCTTCTTGTGTTGTTTTACCAATTTGTTTTTTTGTATTAACAATTTTAAATTTTTTTTCATTATTCATATATTCAAGTAAACCGTAGATATCATTACTATTCTTTATATCTATTTTATCATTTTTCAAATATATTCTTCTTAAGTCTTTTATACTATCTTTTTTTATGATTGATGCTTTTTCAAAGGATATTTTACTAAAATTTATATTTTTAATAGATTCATTTTGATTTATTTGGTTTATTATATATATAACTCCATAACTTATAAATCCAATATAAATATTATTTTTTATTTTATCTTTATTATATGAATAATCTTGATAATAATTTAAAATCATATTTCTTTGTTTATAATAATTAATAATTAAATGTATTATATCTTTTTCATTTTGATTTAAATCATTCATATAATATTTTAACAATACTAATTCGATAAAATTATGTTCATTTTTTTCATTTAATGTATCAACCAATGTACCAATAATAGATAATTGAAAATATTTATTATCTTTATCAATATTATTAAATATTATATGACTATTTTTTAAATAATAATCTATTAATTTTAATTTATTATTAAACTTATCAATATATTTATTTTCATTGATATTTGATTGTTTATTTTTAATATATTCAAAGTCATGATCTTGTAATGGTACACTATTTTTTTTATTACTTAAAGGATTCATTCTATATTCAATTGGTATTTTGGTATTCACAACATCAATTGGTTGAAATACATAATAATCACCTATGTAAATAATATATCCTTTTATATTAAATTTATCGAGGATTATTTCATTTTTATTATTTGTTAATTGTTCCAGAGCACTATAAATAAAAAGATTATTCATATCTGGATATTTTTTTTTAACTTCATCTTTAATATTATCTTCATAATAAGCATAGTTTTCTTTGAACATACTTAAGATAATATTTCTACATTTTTGTATTTCATTTTTTCCAGAAGATATATTAAATGTATCATTATTGATTGAGTATGTTATTTTTTTATTTGGTGTCCAATTGCATTGATAATCACAATTTTCATAATAATCACAAATAGAACTATACGGACAATCTCCTAAATTTACTTCAACAGTTTCTCCATTTGAATTTATTTGCTTTATTTTCTTTTTACTTAAAATAATATTTGCTTTTTTAAATAATACACAATCTACAGATGACTCTTTTAATATACGATTTATTTTTTTGATAATAATATTTTTTAACTCAGCATTACGATAAATACGTAAATCAACTGTTTCAGTTTCTTGCAATTTCGTTTTTGAATTCATATGTGTACAATATTCAAAAACTTCAACATTTTGCTCTTCATCTGGTAAGTTAATATGAGAATTTTTTCTTATTGCTCTTCCTATAATCTGTGAATGTCTTGATAAATTATACCATGGTTCTATAATATGAACTTGACGTATATTCTTAAAATCTAATCCCTCGCTCACTGATGTGGTTCCAATAAATATTTTTACTTCCTCCCCATACATATTATTTTTATTTGAGAATGTTGATACAGCATCTTCTTTTCTAATTTTAATAATATCCCTTGGTTCTCCTAAAAATAAAATATATTGTGCTTTACGAAATACATGATAATCACTTACACTTTTATTTTGATGAACTTCTTTTTCAATCGTTTTTCCGCATAAATAACATATAGGTTTGCTTTTACCTCCCCCTTTTTTTTTATTTGGTGAATAATCTAATAATTGATTTTCACCATTGGAACATTTGCGACTAATTCCATTTTGCTCTAACATAAGTGCTAATGGAATAACACCTTGATCAATAAAAAATGAATATATAAAAACAAGTCCTTTTGAATGTTTAATAGATTTTAATACAGAATCAAATTTAGTAGAATAATTATTAATATGTTTTTCATCCATAAAAGGTACTTCATTTTCTTTTCCTTCATTGAATAATGCATGTTTTTGATATTTATATGATACTATTTTTTTTTTATTTCTATATTCTATTTTTTTTATAAAACCTGATTTACCATTATCTCTTGAATAATCCATACTTTCTTTTCCAAAACTTCCATATGGTGATAATTCTTTCTTTCCTTTATCTTTTTTAGGATAAACAATATTTGATATTTCAATTAAATCATAAAAAATATTTTTTTTTGTATTTTTATCATTATTTTCAATAATATTATTATTTTCGTTTAATCTTTCTTCAAAATTAGATTTTGTTTTTTTATTATAATAATACATATATGTTTCATTTTGAACACTATTCATATTAAGATTTATTAATTTCGTAAATTTTATTTTATTATCAGGTTTTAATTCTTTTCCATGAATATCATATTTTATTTGAGGAATAATTGCTTTTTTTGGATAAATTTTAAATGGAAAAATATAAGGTTTTTCCGCACGTACATAGCTTACATATCCTGTTAATATTTTTTTTAAAAAACGTTCCGCATCTTGTTTTAGATTTCCTTCCCCATCAAATATTTCATTTTTATTAATATTTTTACGTTTATCATTTTCAAGTAATAAATTTAAATAAAATATAATTTCATCGGCACGATCAAACATAGGTGTTGCACTCATTAATACAAGTTTAATATTTTTACCATATTTAATAATTGACATAAGCATATTCTGAACTGTTTTTTCAAGTTTATCTGTTTTTGCTGTTTTTATATTTTGTATTTCATCTATTATAATTACTCTATCATCAAATTCTTTTGAAATATATTGCTTTATTTTATCATTGATTGATTCTTCATCGCCTTCCCAATTATTTGTTTTTTTCTTGATAATATTTGCAAATTTTATATAACCTATAAATTCATAATATGAACTTATCATTTTTTTTACCTCTTTAATACGTTGATTTTTTGTTAAGTACATGCTTTCAATACCTAAATCATAATCTCTTCCTGTACATTGTAAATTTATATTTTGATATTCTTTTGATGTTTTTTCTTTAGAAAAATCATATATTTCTTTTTTAAAATTTTTATCTATACCTGGATTGCAAATAATAAGTACTTTTTTATTTATATTTTTAAGTGTTTTTTTAAATCCTTCTGCGATTGATATTGCACTACATGTTTTACCAACACCAGTACCATGGAAAATCAATATACCATTATAAGGTGTATCTGGATTAATATAATTTTTTAAAAAATTTTGATGTGGTTCGAGTTCAAATTCTTCTATTTTATTTTCATTTTTCATTATTTTTTGATTTAAGTCAATGTCATTCTTTATTTCATTGGTTCGAAATTCATTCTTTATATAAATTTCCTCATTAAAAGATGGACTTGTTAGCTCTGGGTAATACATAAATGAACTCTTATTTTTAGAGAGCATACTATTATTTTGTTAGATAAAAATATTAAAAACTTAAAGTTATTTTAATATAATTAAATAAGAAATATGAATAATATAAATAATGAAATATATCATGTAAATAATGAAATATATCAAGTAAAGAATGATGCTAATGATGCGAATGATGCAAATGAAATGAATGATAATTTTAAAAAAATATATGATGAATTTAAAAAAGATTTAGAATTATCTTATTGTATTAATTGTGGTAAAAAAGGACATAATTATAAAAAATGTTTATATCCCATAATAAGTATTGGAATAATATGTATTAAGTTTAAAAAAATAAATATATATTTCAATCAAATTTTGAATTACACAAAAAAAATACAAAATAATTATTTATTTTCAATAGATGAAATAAGTAAACTTCAATCACTTAAAAAAATTTTATCAAATTATGACATTCATCAGTTTGATAATAACATTGAATATTTAATGATCCGTCGTAAGAATAGTTTAAACTATATAGAATTTATAAGAGGTAAATATGACATTAACAATATAGAATACTTAGAAAACATTATTAATTTAATAAGTATAGAAGAAAAAGAATTATTATTAAATAATAATTTTCAAGATCTATGGAATATGTTATGGAATGATAATAAGAAAAAATCGAATGAATATAAAGAATCTTTACATAAATTTGAATTATTGAAAAAAGGTATAGTTGTTAAAAAAAATGATATTAATATAAATATTAATTTAAGAGATTTACTTAAAGTAGATTTTATTAGTTTTAATGAACCAGAATGGGGCTTTCCAAAAGGACGTCGTAATTTTAAAGAAAAAAATATTGATTGTGCAAAACGAGAATTTATAGAGGAAACAAATTTTAAAAATGAAGATTTTAATATTTTGAATATGAGTCCTATAGAAGAAACATATCTATCAACAAATTCGAGTAAATATAAGCATATTTATTACATAGGACAATGTATAAATAATAAATTAGAATTAAAATTAGATGAAAATAATTTAGATATGATTACAGAAATAGGAGATATTAACTGGTTTTCTATTCATGATGCACTAAATAAAATTCGTTTTTATAATATTGATAAAAAAACAAAACTAATTTATTTACATAATATGATTAAAAATACATTACATAATTTTAAGAATTTATTAAATAATATATTATAAATTATTTTTTTTTCTATAAAAATTAAAAATAAAATAATAAATAAAACATATAAGGAAAATAACAGAGATGATTATTAATATTTTAATATAATTATATTCTTGTTTATTTTTAAAACTTTCAATTATACCTTCAGAAAATATTTTTTTACTATATATATCTTCATATTTTTGTATTACAGTATTATAACTCATTTGTTTTTTACCTATTTCAGCATTTACCATATTATGCATATCAATAAGCCAATAAACAAGTTTTCTCTTTGAATTTAAATGATTATCAATAGGATTTTCCTTTAAATGACGAATATAATTTTTTTTACATACAATACAAGGAATTACAGTTTGAAGGCTTTCAAAAAAAATTTTAAAATTATATTTATCTTGATTATTAGGTAAATCTGGATAATTCATAGTTATTGTATGAAGTGAAAACCACATACTCGAACCCCAAATATTTTGATTCATATTACTTATATTTAATAAGAAATTAAATATAAATTATTAAAAAAAATATCTTGTTAAATTTTATAATGAAAATTAAAAACGTCGATGCTTCTTTAGAAAAAATGAATTCAACAATAAGACAATCTCTTGGATTTTTAGATAATTCAAATGTCTATATATCTATTGTTTTTGTATTATTTTTATATAATCTATGTGTTTTTAAAAATATTAATGTTATGGTAAGCAATTTATACGATTATACAATTGTAAAAGCTGTTATGTTACTTCTTGTTATTTATGTTTCTCAAAAAAATTGTGCATTAGGGTTATTACTTGGTATGTCTTATATTATTTCTCTTTATTATAATTCTATGACAGAAAACTTTGATAATGAGGAGATGAAAGATGATGTGAAAGATGATGTGAAAGATGATATCAACACATTAATGGAAGATAAAAATAATGATGATAATGATGATGATAACGATGATGAAGAAATGTCTGAAAATAATGTTGAAGGATTTTTAACAAAACCAGGTATGGATTTAGATTTAAGAAACAAAAATATGAATGATTCTGAATCAATGAATGATAATATGAACAATGGTTTATCAAAAAAAAAATGTATGCAAAATTATTATCCTCAAAATGAAAATGTAGGAGATGTATGCTCCCCTGTTGCTACCTATCAAGGAGAATTTAATGCTCAAGGATTAAATGAACCTATTGGGTATGATGATAATCAAGGTGGTTATACCATCTAAATGAATTTATTTTTTATTAATTATGATATATTTTTATATAAATCATATTATTTTATAAAAGAAAATTTACATCATTGCAATTAAGTTTTGATTTGCTCTATTTTGATTAATTTTTTCATTCTTAATTTTTTGAATAAGTTTATTCATTTTTATTTTATTTTTTTTATTATTTGTTTTAATTACATTAGATGTTTTATTTTTATTATTTTTTGTTATAGAAAATAAATTTCCAAATATACTGGTTTTGTTTGAATTTGATTTATTATTTTCTTCAGAATTATTATTCTTATTTTTATTCTTATTGTCTATATTTGTATTACTATTTAATAATAATGGTGTATTCTCTACAATATTTAATGTAGAATTATTATTATTATTACTATTATTACTATTATTACCATTATTTAAATTTGAAAATAAGTTAGCATTTATGGATGCATCCGCATTATTAGGTTTTACATTTATATTAGATAACAATGTAACATTTTTATTTTTATTTACATTTATATTTACCATATCATTTAATTTATTTTCTTTTCCATTTAATAATTTATTGATACTTTTTAAAAATCCATTATTTTTTTCAACATTATTTTTAATAGAATTTAATAATTTTAAGCGTTGATTTTTATTTAATTCAAATGATTTATATATTTTTAATATAACAATATATAGTTTTTTTACAATAACTTTAAGATCATTTATTTGTTTTGAATTTAATTCAATTATATTTTTTTTTTCTTGTTTAAAATTTTTTATTTTAGTATTTACTTCTTCAATTTCATTTTCCATTTTTTTAATTAGATTAAGTAAAACATTTTTAGATTTTTTAGAATCAGTATTATTTGAGTTTCTAATATTCATTTCTATTTTTTTTAATTGACTCATTAAATTGTTTCTTTTAGTATTTTGTTGAATATTCATTCTTTGATTTGCGTTACTATAACTTTTTTGAATTTGATTAATTTGATTTGTTGATCCTTTATTATATTGAGGTAGATTAGAAGAATTATTATTATTACTTTCAAATTCACTTAAAAATTGAACAATATCATTTTCTCCGTAATTACTAATTTCAGAATTATTATTAGCTACTCCTAATAAAAAATTATTTTTATTTATTTTTTTTGGTTTATTATCTATATTAAGTCCATTTTTTTCATTTTTGTTTCTATTATTTCTATTATTTCCATTATTTCCATTATAATCATTCATATATAATGTATAAATAGATTTTTATTTTTTTGAATTTTGACATGAAATATTTGAATTCCCGCTACTTAAATTACTTTTATCAGTATCAAATAATCCAGGTATCATACAATATTTTTGATCCTTTTGCATACCAGCAACTGGGTTTTGTTTAATTGTAGTTGTATTATCAACTTCTTTATTAATCAATACTTCATCCTTTAAAACAGGATCAAAATTACTTTTATTCTTGAAAAATAAAAACCAATCTTTTAAATTATTATCTGGTGTAAATAAATACATAAGTGTTCCCTGAACACCATATTGGGCTAAATCTTGAAAACGTGGATTGAATAAACCCGCTTTTGATTGTTCATTATTTTTATATTCTTGATTTGGATTTGTATAAAAAAAAAGCATATTAAATTTTGTAATTGTCACTAATTCATTTTTATTAAAATCTTGTGATACACCGACTTTATTAAAATTTACATAATCACCTTTATACTCTTTTAATTGAAAACTTTGACTATCTTCATTATTAGAACCATTTATAATTTCGTCTAATAATGAACCTGTTGGATATTTATTTGATACAAGTATTATCTTACCTAAACAATCAGTCATTGGTGCTTCTGATATTGGTAATTCTCCATTTCTTCCTGAAAATCCATATTTTTTATCTATTAAATATTTTGAAAAATATTCAATATAAATATTATATATTTTTCTATATATATGTGTATTACTCTTAAAATTAAAATTTAAAACCAATATAAATGGATAACTGTTATTATTTCCATTATTAGTTAACCAAGCATATTTATTAATTAATTCAAAACAATCTTCTAATTTTAAATGTTGTGCACCTTCTTTCATATTTTCACATCTTACAATGGGTTCTGCTTTTGGATCATAATTATCTTTTTTACTACTGAAAATATCAAGTGTTATAACACGTGTCTTAAATTTCTCTAAACTCAATTGAAGTGCTTTTAAATCAGGTTCACCACTTAATGGACTATTTCCTAAATAAGAATAATAAGAACCAGGATAATAAAAATCACATAATTTTAAATTTTCATAATTTTTAGTCTTTTTATTCATATATTTTACAGGAATATTGTCTTCTAATTGAACAAAACCAATACCATATTTTTTAGAAATAAGTTGATTTTGAATAGATATTTCTTTATTATTATCAAAAGTATCATTATTTTCAGTTGGTAAACAGTTTGTTGTTAAATATGTAAAATTATTTTGTTTTAACTTTTTAAGTACATCATCTTTATTATATTCAATATTTGATTTATTAAGCATATAAAAAAAGAATAATAATTCTAATGCTACAAGTGCTTCTACATTATAATATTTATTGATATTTAGAATAAAAATACTAAAATAGAAAAGTAAAAATAATATATTAAAAATATAAAATAACACCAATAATATTTTTAATATTATATCTGGTAAATAAATTGTAATATATTTAAAAAATACTTGCATGGTATTGAAAAATAAAAATAAAACGAATATTCCAATTCCAATAAATGTAAAGTTTGTATAATAATAATCTTCATGTGTTTTATTACCTAAAATTAATGCAACTCTACTATAATAATAAATAAATGATATAATCAATACTACTATTCCACCATAGTAAAACCATAAAAAAGATTTATTATCTTTATTTCGATTAAATAATGCATCAAAAGCACTATTTGTGTATTTTGCTGTTAACGTATAGTAAAGAAAGAAGAAAAATGTAAAATAAGTTAAATAAAACTTTATATTATTTTCATTTAATACCTTTGATGTATATATCATAAAATTTATAATTTGTTGTAATTTATTTGTTTGAGATTCCGTTTCATCTACTATCATTTTTTTGATTGATTTCTTTAATTCATTTTCTTGATTCATTTCAATATTTTTTAATCCTTTGTTGGTAGTTGAATTGTTAATATCTAAACCTTCTTTTACAAAAGTATGAATACTTTTTTTCAACTTATTTATATTATTTAATTCTAAATCTACCTTTTCTAATTTTGGGTTAGACATAAATCTATAATAAACAGATATTTAAATATTCATTTTTAACTTCTCGTTTTTTTTTTATATATTAATTCTTTTATTTCAACTTCTTGATTTAATACTTTTGGTTTTTCTCTACTACCTTTTTTAGTTAAGAATTGATTAAAATAATTAAGTTTTTTATCTATTTTTTCTTCTTTTGCTTCTAACTCATCTTTCTTTGTTTTATTTTTATTAATTAATTTTGTTTTATCTTGTATTTCATCATTCTCTGTAAAATCATCTTGTTTTAATGGATTACCTCTCAATATTTTATTTAAATGTATATTATTTATATCTTTATTTATTATTTTAGGTTCTTTAGAAGTTTTATTTAATAATTTATTTTGTAATTCATAAAATTGTTTAATATACATATCTTTACTAAATTGATCAAATTTATTTAATATTTTATTTGATATTTCAAAATAAACAAAATTAATTGAACCATTAAGTTGAATATATAAATCATATTGGCTTATTAAATTTTTATTCCATTTTATTTGATTTGTTTTTAAAATAATAAATGCTAAAAATATTAAATACTTTAATGATGTTATTTTGGATTCCTTGAAATCTTCATAATAATATTCTTTAAGCTTTTTTAATAGTTTATTATTTTTATCATTATTTAAAATTATTCTATCAAACATCTCCCAAATTAAATTAGTCCAATGTTTATTTGATGGAATTTTATTTTTATCCACATAATTTAACATTGAGTTAGGCGCACTTTCGTATTTTAGATAAACTTCTTTCTTTTTTTTATTATCTTTTGCTTTTTCCTTCATTGATTTTTCTAACAAAATATACCAATAAAAACAATTATTTAATGTACCTTGATGATTATTTAAATTTGTAAACATTTGATTTAAACATAATATTTCTGTTTTATTTAAATCATCATATCCCATATCATGAACAATTTCATAACTATCAAGTATTCTTCTTTTTATTAATTCTTCTTTTGATAATTTATTTAGATTCACTTTTGGAAGTGATTTATCTAAAAACATATTATTTTTTTTAGACAATACACATATACTTGTTACATCACAAAACATATTTCTTATTTCTTGATTATTTCTACAAAATATATAATGATTTTTTGGATAAAATAGAATAATATTATCATATTCTTTTTTTCTCTGAATCAAATAAAAAAAAAGTTTTGGATTATTCATGTGAATATATTTAAAATATACTTCAAATAATGATTTCCAGATTTCTTTGTTATACGTGGATATATGAAGTTCTACAGCCCAATGTATTGCTTCTTCCACTTTTGTATTAATGAGTGCATTTTGATAAGCATTAATTACATCTTTTTTTTTATATCCACTTATTGTTCCATTTTCAAATTCTTTTGGTGTTCGTATATCACAAATTAAATACTTATTTGGTATTTCCATAATTGAATTGTACTTTATTTTTTTAAATAATAATTTAATTATTTAAGAATGTATTACTAATTTAAATTATGAAATATGTTTTACTAATATATTCTTTATTTTTTGGATTTTCTTTAATAATTCATCATAATTTTTTAATATTTCATTTCATAAAAATTATATCAAACCAAATGCTTAAAATACATAAAATATCATCTAAATTAATTATTTTACAAAGAAATAGTATACATTTTATGATCAACTCAAAAAATATAAATAATTTACAGAAAAAAAAATACATGAGATGGTTGTTTTATTTGTCAAAAAAATATAATCAATTAGAAGATTTATATTTAAATTTTTACATGAAAATTATTTTATTTCTCTTATAATTTTTCAAAAACATCAACTTTTGTTATTTCATCAACAAGAATATTAAAATTTTCATTATTATTTTGTCTTGACTGATGATAAATTAATATTTCATCTAAGTGGTCATTCATTTTTTTAAGTTTAGGATGTTCATAACTATTTTCACTTAATATTTTACGTAATTCTGTATTTTTAGATACAATATTTGATACATCTTGAATCATTTTATCACTTATTTTTAAATTCTTTTCTAAACATGATTTATTATTTATACATTTTAAAAATGTTCTTATTCCAAAAATCGGATAGTTCTCACTAATAAGTTGTAGATTATTTTGTATTTTATTATATTCTTCATATTTTGCATATTTTACTAAATCATTAAACTTACCTTCATGATGATCATTAAACCAATCCATTGCTTCAATCATATAAAAGGATCCCATAATTTCTCCCATTCGACCAGAAGTAAATTCATTGGACTTAAATTTTTTACCCATCAATAAAACTAAATTTGAAGTAAGAGCAAAATTATTTAAATATTTATCTTCAATAATTTTTTCATTATTAGATAAAAACATTAAATTTGTCATTATTCTATAATATAGTGACTTTCCTATAAACTCAATACTACTTCCTATCATTCCATTTAAATTTTTTTTAAATACTTCTACATCATTGTGTTGAATTGAATTTACAATATTAAATAAGTATGGATGACTTTTCATTAAACCTTGTCCAAATATAATTAAATTTTTTGTTAATGTATTTGATCCTTCAACAGTTATTCCAACAGGTATTGCTTGGTATGCGTTTCCTAAAATATTATTGGGTCCTTTACATATTCCGGCTCCCGCAACAATATCCATACCATGATTAACTACATCACGTGCTCTTTCTGTAGTTTCATATTTCATAATAGCACTAATTACAGATGGTTTTTCACCAGCATCCAATATAGCATTTGTTAAATATTGAATACATGTTATTTTAAATGTTTCAGAACCAATTGTTGCTAATTTTGCTTGTACTCCTTCCATATCTGCTAACATTGTTTTAAATTGTTTTCGATAAACACTATAAGCACCTGCATAATTTAATGATACTTTTGCGCTACCAATAGCACATGCAGGTAATGATATTGAACGACCCACAGCTAAACATTCCATTAACATTCTCCATCCATTACCAGCATTTTCCTCGCCTCCAATTATTGCATCGATTGGAATTTTTAAATTATGTGCTTCTAATGTACCATTAGGAAAAGGTACATCCATTGGATTATGTCTTGGTCCATTTATAATATTGTATTTAGAAGGTTCTAATAATGCAAGTGTTATTCCTGTATTACCTTTTTCTAAATAACCATTTGGATCACTTAATTGAAAGGCAATACCAATTAAATTACTAATAGGTGCTAATGTTATATAACGTTTTGATATGTTTAAATTAATATATTTTACACCATCTTCTTCTATTAAAACACCACTATCAAGCATAGAAGCAGCATCTGAACCACTACTTTGTCCAGTTAAACCAAAACAAGGTATAAATTCACCTGAAGAAAGTTTGGGTAAATATTGATCTTTTTCTTCTTGTGTACCATATTTTAATAATAATTCAGCAGGTCCTAATGAATTTGGTACCATAACTGTTACACCAACTGGACTTGACGCTGTTGATATTTTTTGTACAACTTGAGATTGTTCATGATGGTTTAATTGAAGACCGCCATATTCTTTTGGAATAATCATACCTAATAATTTATTCTTATTGATTTCATCAAAAACTGATTCTGGAATCTTTTTATTTTGATAAATAGAATAATCATCAATATTATCACATAATTTTTGAACAGAATCATGGAGAGGTTTTGATGATTCTAATAATTTTGGGTATGGATAATTATTATTTAAAAATTTTTTATTAAAAATTCCTTTAAAGAATAACTGTTCCACAGAAATTGTTCCACTATTAAGTGCAATAGACTCAGTTTGTGAAATAACTGGAACAAATTTTTTACTTAAATTTAAAAGACGTTTATACATTTTTTAAATAAAGATATTTTTTTTTATTTTTATTTTAATTTTATAATAATAAGATTTCAAAGGTGTATATATGTAAATGATTTATATAGATGTACATTAGTTCATACAATGATGTAGTCATGATTGGACAAAAAAGAAATCTCATTCTTGTCTTCTCATAAAAACTGCACCGGTAAAATGTGTTCTTCTTTATTTATTACTACTTTGTCTCTCTTCACTCTCTTCACAAGAATCAAGAGTAACAAACCAATGACAGCGACCCATAAAAGATTATCCTTTATAGTTGAAATAATTGTTTCTAACCAGGTAGTGGCCTCGTCTTTGAAAGTAGGAGATTCAGTAGGAACACCAGTAGGAACCGATCTTGAAATATCAGTGTATAATTGGTCATCTATATATTCATTTTCGCATACACATTTGTTAGTTCCATCTGGGTAAGTCCGTTGTACACATGAACAATAAAAACCAACATGTATAGTACAGAAACAACTTTCATCATTAATCTGTTTGAAATTTGAATACCTGGTATGAGACGAGGTATGAGACAATGTGGGATACAAAGTCGGAGACAATGTGGGATACAAAGTCGGAGACGAGGTATGAGACGATGTCAAACTAGGAAGACCATTAATGGTCTTAGAGACCATTAATAATATCGCAAAAAAAAGTTGTATCATCTTACCAAAAAATGTAATGATTTTTTTAATTAAGTATCGATTTTTTTATATTATTTTTGAAATATAAATAATATTTATATAAAAATAAAAAAGAACTAAATAATTGATAATTCATTATTACTAAATATTATTATTATTGTGATTTTAATATAATTTTCGTAGCAAGTTCATTTATGCTTACATATTGTACTTCTTTTGTGGGTCTTAATTTATTTAACAACATCTTAAATTTTCTATTTTTTTTATATTTATCTTCATAACTTTCTACTAATTTTTTAAATAATAATGTACTATTTATTTTATCTTTCACATAATTTATATTTAAACCAAATTCTTTATTTAAATGATTTATATAAGCACTACTAAAATGATGTTTATATCCTTGTAAAATAACTTCTGCCATTTCATTATGCCAAAATTGTTTTGATATAAATGTATCATGAATATCTTCTATTGGATAATCATTTAATGATTCGACAACTAAATACGGCAATAAAGCAAGTATTTGATTCATATATTGTGTAGGGAAATGATCAAAAATACGAAATTCAATTCCGATTCTTTCTGAGTTTAGTATTTTTTTATAACTTTGATAATTATATTTAGGTTTTGAAACAACATTACCAAGTTCATCTAAATGATATTGAATAAATTGATTTTCTTTTGGCATATAAATTTTATCATAAGGTATCAATGTTGGCGGATACATTAAACGGTCATTTAAAGCAGTTCGTATATCTGCACCAAAAAAATCTACTTTATATATATTATTATTATTTTTATAAATATTGAGAGCTTTTTCAAAAGCTTTTTTTTTTGATTTAAAAAATATTTCATAAAAACTTTTTACTTTAACATTTCTTGAATTTTTTCGTAAACTTTGACTAGTAGTAATAAAATTATATATTTTATTTGTTCCCATACGTTGAGATAATGCATTATAATTTTTAATAATAGTATCATTTTGATTCATTATTATTTTTTGATGTAAATCAACATTATAAACTTTTGGATTTTTTTCAACTTTAAAGAAAAGTTTATTTATATTATCTGAATACATTGTACCATTAATTAAAGAAACATCACTTGACCCGTAATTTGAAAATTTATTGATAAAATGACGATAACTCATTTTTGAAGGATAGTCTTTATTGTATTTAATATCAAATGAAGGACTACTAAAATGACATGATATAAGTGGTTCTAATAATTGTAATTTATTGGCTAAATTAGCATGTACATTTAAAAATTTCGTCTTTGATAAATCTTTATTATAAGGAACTGTGACCCATAAATGATAACTTCCTGTATAATCATAGAATTGTAATAAATTATTATCTGATTCATAATGACTATTAAATATATCTACTAATTCAATACCTTCTTCTCTTGTTCCTATTGCATCGTAATTAATCATTCCATAGTTTTTATAACCAAATTGTTCGAAAAAATATGTCATATATTCCATAAATGATGTTTCATATAAAATAATTTCATCTAATGTTTTTTCATAATTTACATTTTTATAGTAAATGGTTTTGAATTCTAATAAATAATCATTGGATGAATAATCAAGATGAGGAATATTATTATTATATAAAGTAAATATAGTATCAATAAATTTTTGATTTTCCGAAAACTTAAAATTATTTGTCATAAAACTCGTTATTTTATCTGCTTTTATTTTAATTAATCTGTTTAATTCATTATTATTATTATTTGAACGATTGTTTTTTTTAATTAAAAGAATAGTATGATAATTCCCCATTCTTGAAAATGTAAGATTATTTCTTTTTAATTTTGTTTCAATTCTTTTTTTATATTCTTGTAAATAAATTTCATTTTTAATATTTTTGATTAAATCATAATAAAAATATAAACATTCTTTTTTATCTTGAAATGATCTTATTAGTTCTAAATTATCTACTATATTTGTGTACACATAAGTTGATTGTTCTTCTTCTCTTAAATTAAAAAAAAGCTGAGGTTGATGATATAAAATATAATTTTCAATATAAAAATGTAAGTTTTCTTCTGTACTTTTTCCTATTTTATAACTTTTTTTTTCTTCAAATATATATTCTGTAACTTGAAATAATTTTGAATCTTCAAATGGAAAATTTTCTTTATTAAATGCTTTCTTTCTTAACATTATTTGTATATTCATTTTTTTATGATATTCATCTGAAATAATATTTTTTGAAGCTTTTTTATGATATTTTTGATAATAATTAACTTTATTATATTTATTTAATCCATCTATTAAAAGAGAATCAATATAATAATTAATATATCCATTTCCTAATAATTTTTTATTTTGAAACTTCAATTTCATTTCATGTTCTATTCCTAATCCCCAGGTCGTCATAATAAATAATAAGATTTAAATTCTTAAACATTTTATTAATTCATTTACTGTTTCAAGTCCTCCTTCGTTCCACCCTTGATTTGTACTATAGTTTTCACCTACAATAAATAATTCTTCTTGTGGATTCAATTGTAATATTTTCTTGGATAAAACTTGACTATTCTTATTTTTTTTCCAATATCCTACACCACAATTCCAATAACATATAGTATTGTAAATGGGTTTTTGAATAGGCATTTGAAATACTTTTTTTAATTCTTTTACTAATTCTACTTTGAGTTCATCTGGTTTATTTACATATTTTTTCCACATTTTAGCATAAGTAGAATCACTATAACTACTCATAATCAATCCAGTTTCTTTATTAATTGGTATGATAAAACGTAATTTATTATTAGTTGTTGTCTTATTTATATTCTTAAACCAAACATCCTTAAATATACTATAAATACGACATAAATCTTTGCAATCAATACTATTAAGTTCCTTTTTATATATTTTTAAATAATCAAGTTGAAGTAATGCTGGTTTAGGTAGTGCTAATATTATCTTTTTTGTTCTATATTGATTCCCATTAATATCTAAAACATACTCATTTTTATTTTTTTGAATATATGTTAATTCAGAATTTAAATATAACTTTGCTTTATTTTTGATTAATTCTTGTACTAATCTTTGAATAATACTTGAAAAACCATTTTTCATAACATAATAATGTATATCATCTCGAATACCTTCATTAAATATTTTTATTGCATCATACGCATTTTCATAAATTAACTCTCCATAATAACCTGATGAACTTATCATAAATTCTATTTGATTTGGAGTCAATATTGTTTGAGAATATTCTTTAAATGTATATTTTATTAAAACTTCTTGTTTTTCTTTAAGTCCTTTTTTGACTACTTTTTGTATAAAAAAATAGGCATTTTTATTTTTAAATTCTTCATTTGAACTTAGAGAAAATGAAGATGTAGGTATAAAATCAGATTTTCCACTGATTTTAATAATTTCTTTTTCAAGTTTTAATTTTTTAATAAGTTTAAAAAAAAGTGTATGTTTACTATTAAATCGTCCTGCTCCTGCTTCAAATTGATATTTTTGATGATTTATTTTTTTAGTTAATGTTAATATTCGTCCACCAAAATAATTATTTTTTTCAAAAAGTTTTATTTTAAGTTTAGGATTTTTTAAAAGTAATTGATAATATGCATATAATCCACTTATACCTCCACCAATAATAATAATATCATTCATTAATTTATACTTATAAAAAAATAAAATATAATTATAAAATAGATATGCATTATAAATATAAAATAGATAATTCACCATGTGCACCAGCTGTAGATGAAAATGGTAAATTTAAAACATGTTATTCAAAAGAATCTTTAATAAAAATATCAAATGAACTTAGTAAAAAGAATAAATTAGCATTTAAAACAAATCATAAAAGCAAAAAACAACTATGGGATTTTATTCAAAAACAATTTCAAGATACGTGTTCAAAAAAAGAACAATGTTGGGTTAAAAGAGATGAAGTAAAAAATTTAAAAAATATTGAAATAAATCGTTATACATTTAAACCCGAATATCCAACTAATTGGAAAAATAATAAACATACATGGTTAAATACATATGATATTCTTAAAGTTATGAAACAATATGAAAAAAAATATCCTGATTTTAAATTTATGGGTGTTGTACCAAGTGATTGTCCTACTAAAATTCATTGTGAATTGTCTAATATGGATATTCAAAAAATGAAAAAAAATAATATTCATCATATTGGTCTTATTTATAATTTAGATACAAGTAGTGGTCCAGGTACTCATTGGGTAGCTATGTTTATTGATAATAAAAATAATGAAATAAATTATTACGATAGTTATGGTTCAATGCCAATAAAATTAATTCAAGATTTTATTAGTAAACTAAAGATTAATTTCAAAAAAAATAATTATGAACCAACTGTTATTTATAATAATAAACGTCATCAATATGGAGGAAGTGAATGTGGTATGTATTCGATGAATTTTATATTAGAACGATTAAATGGTGTAAATATGTATCAAATATCAAAAAGGAATATTAGTGATGAAGATATGAATAAATTACGAGATTTTTTATATAGTAAAAATAAAATGATAAAATAAAATAATTACATAAAATGATTAAAAAATGTATTAAATAAAATCATTAAAAAAATTTATTTCTTTTGATTAAGATGAAATTTAATAATGCTATTTGTTGTATTATTAAAGATGAAAAATATTTAGAAGAATTTATTATTTATCATCATATAATTGGTGTTGAACATTTTTTTATTTATGACAATGAAAGTAAAATACCAATTAAAAAAAGATTGAATCATGAATTCTTTAAAAAAAACTGTTCAATTTTGGAAATAAAAGGAAAATCACAACAAATGAATGCATATAATCATTGTATTATAAATACTAAAAATAATGTTAATTGGTTAATTATCATTGACGGTGATGAATTTATATTTTTAAAAAAACATCAAAATATAAATTTATTTTTAAATAGTTATAAAGACTATCAAGCATTGGGTTTAAATTGGCTTATGTTTGGTTCAAGTTTTCATGAAGAAAAACAGAATGGTTTACAGATTGATAATTATTTATATTGTGAAGGAAAACAAGATAAACATATTAAAACAATTTGTAAACCAAGATATGTTCAAAATATGGATAACCCTCATTTTGTGAGTATAAAAGAACATCATTTATATGTTGATACAAATCAAAAAGTAATAAGTGGTCCTTTTAATGAAAACAATAATAGTAATATAGCAGTAATATATCATTATTGGGGAAAGTCAATGGAAGATATGGAAGAAAAAATAAAACGAGGACGAGCTCCTATTAATGAAAAGCGTAAAATGCCTACTAATTATCATGGCTTGTATAATAAAAAATTTAATAATGAATTAAAAAATAAATTTTCGGAAAAAATAAAAAAGAAAATGAAAGAGTTAAATATAAAAATAAATTCGTAATATCATAAAATATATTTTATATATTCTTTTTAATGAAACACTATTTATCTTTATTGTGTATTATTAAAAATGAAGATTATTTAGAAGAGTTTATATTATATCATTATTTACTTGGAGTTCAACATTTCTTTATTTATGACAATGAAAGTACTATTCCTATTATAAAAAGACTAAACCATTATTTATATCATAAAATTTGTACAATTATACCTTATCCTGGAAAAGTAAAACAAGTTGAAGCTTACAATCATTGTATTCAACATTTTAGAGACAAAACTGAATGGCTTGCTATTATTGATGGTGATGAATTTATACTACCAAAAATTCATGAAAATTTAATTGATTTCTTAAAGTGTTATGATAACTATAGAGCAATCGGTATTAATTGGATAAATTTTGGTTCAAATCATTATCAACAAAGACAAAAAGGATTACTTATGAAAAATTATACAAAATGTGAATCAATTCAAAATCCACATATAAAAACAATTTGTAAACCAGCTCATGTGCATAAAATTGTAAATCCTCATTATGTTAATCTTCATGGAGGGACATCTGGTTATGTAGATTCTAAAAGAAGAGAAATTCAAAGTAAACATTATAATGAAAAATATACAATTGATATTATTCAAATTAATCATTATTGGGGTAAATCCTATCAAGAAATGAAGGAAAAAATTGACAGAGGACGAGCAACAATGAATTCAAAACGTACTATGCCTCCAAATTATCATCATTTATATAATGACAGAGAAGATTTTTTGATACTTGAAAAATATTATGATGATTTAATGTATTTGATTGAAGCTCTTAAAGTACATCCTCATATGTATAAATTATTGAATACAGATTTAGAAAATATTTTAGGTAATAATTTAAATAAATATACGATTCATTTAATTGACAATGGATTACAAGAAAAACGACCTTATAAAATTCAACATGTAATACCTGATTTTAATATTGAATTATATCGTAATAATTATTCGGATTTAAAAGAAATGAATGATATTGAACTTGTGAAACATTATTATGAATATGGAATAAAAGAAGAACGTATTTATAATAAAAAAATAGTTTAATTATCTTTATAATTATTTTTATAATATATAAGATGAATTATACATTTTTATTTGATTTAGATGGAACTCTTGTGTACACTGATATAATATATGTACAAGTATGGAATAAAATACTTAAAAAATATAATATTTTTGTTGATGAATCATTTTTTAAAACGAATATTCAGGGTCAAACTGATTTATATGTTATTCAGAAACTATTACATCATCAAAATATAAATATTCAAGAAATTTCAGATTTAAAAGACTCATATTTTGAAGAATTTATAGAAAATATCAAAATTGTAGAAGGTGCATTAGAATTCATAAAAAAAATGTTTGATAATAATTATAAAATAGGTATTGTGACGAATTGTAATCGAAAAAGTGCTCAACTTATTTTAGATTATTGTGGTTTTCAAAATTATATTCATCATTTAGTCATTGGTAACGAATGCATAAAACCAAAACCTTATCCAGATCCTTATATAGAAGCCATGCATTATTTCAATGTAAATAACAACGAAACCATTATTTTTGAAGATTCAAAAAGTGGTTTATTAAGTGCAAAAAGTGCTCAACCTTTATTACTTATTGGTTTAACTACTATTTATAATCATCATCAATTAAAAGATCTTCATGTTGATTATGTTTTAGAAGATTATAAAAATATTGAAATAGATACTCTATTACAAATACAAAATAAAGATCCATTTAAACATTTGAAAAAATATATTCAAAATAACTTTAAAGAAAAAATAAAGCATATTGAAATATTTGATACTAAACTTAAGGGCGGGTATATTAGTGACGTATTAGCACTTCAAATTATTTTTGAAGAAAAAACATTAAACTGTGTTATGAAAATTGAAAATAAAATAGTTAATAATTTATCTATTATGGCTAATAAACTTGGATTATATGAACGTGAATATTATTTTTATGATTCAATTAGTCAATATGTACCTACTCAAATACCACAATTTTATGGTTTAATTAAAGATGAAAATTTTAATAATGTTGGTATTTTATTAGAAAATTTAAATCAAGAAAATTTCTCACTTAATTTAGATTTAAATAATGAAGATATTAATATTTCTCTAAAAATTATTGAAGATATATCACAACTTCATTTAAAATTCTGGAATAAAAACGTAGATGAATTATTTCCTGGATTAAAAAAAAATAATGATTCTTTATTTAATCCTGTATGGAATGAGTTTGTAAAAGAAAAATGGCCATTGTTTTTAAAAAAATGGTCATTTTTACTCAATGAAAAACAAATTGAAATAGGTACTAATATAGTAGAACATTTTCAAGATATACAAGAACAATTAAGTAATGATAATTTGACTCTTATACATGGGGATGTAAAATCCCCTAATTTATTTTATAAACATATCAAAGAAAATAAATATGAACCCTATTTTATTGATTGGCAATATATATGTATTGGCAAAGGGGTTCAAGACTTACTTTTTTTCATGATTGAAAGTTTCGAGGTGTCTAAATTAAAAATACTCAAAGATTTATTTTTACATTATTATTATGTAAAGATTACACAGAATAATATTAATTATGATTATAATGATTATTTAAAAGATATTAAAAATAGTGTAAGTTATTATCCGTTTTTTGTAGCTTTATGGTTTGGTACTACACCAGAAGAAGACTTAATCGATAAGAATTTTCCTTTTTTCTTTATTCAAAAGGTATTTACTTGTTTAGAAATGGTTTATTGATTTTTTTGAAGTAATTGTTGATTAAGTTCCTTTAATTCATCATTTTCTTTTTTTAGTTCTTGAATTGCTTTTATAATTGGACCAATAAGTTCTTCATATCTTAATCCATATGTATCAGATTCTTCATCTTTTTCATAAATTATATCTTTTTTGTTTATTTCAAGTAGTGTTTTTTCAACATCTTGAGCAATTAACCCTAATTTTTCTTTTTTATCTTCATTTTCTTTTAAACGATATATAACTGGTTTTAATTTTTCAATAAAAGATAAACCTAAATCACATTCTTTAATATCTTCTTTTTCATTTTTATCAGACAATGTATTTACGTTGTTCATGCTATATATATTTTTATAACGTAATGCTGAACTTCCTAAGTTTGTTGTATTTGTTTTATTGGGCTGAATACTTATTGTATCTGAATTACCCAATACTATAGTATTTGAACCATGTCCTGACGCATCATTTCCTATTACAATTTCATTATTTGTAGATGATGATGATAATTGAGCATCATTACCAATTACAATGTTTGAACTTCCATTTATTAGTGTTAAACCTGCTTTAAAACCTACAGCAACATTATTATTTCCTTTTTTATTATTTTTCAATGCTAATGACCCTATACATGTATTACGATTACCTTCTGTATTACTTAATAATGCATTATATCCAAAAGCACTATTATTTATACCCTTTTGATTTGAAGATAACGCATCTGAACCAAGTGCTGTATTTTGAAAACCATTTGTATTATCTTCTAAACTACTAAAACCGAAAGCACTATTGTTATTAGAACTATTATTATTTAATGCATTTTCGCCAAATTTTGTATTATTAATACTTGTCATATATAAATGGCTTATATTTTTTTTAAAATTATTTTTTTAAATTATTTTTTATTTTTTAATATTCATCAATACATTTCTTATTTTTTTATTTTCATTGCTTATTTCTTGTAATGAATGTATGATTGGCATTAACAACTCTGAATATTTCACATGATATTTATTGTTTATGTCCTTTTCGTAAATTATTTCTTTATTTACATTCTTTTCAATGTCTTGTGCCAATACACCATAATGGGTTTTGTCATGTTTGTTATAAGAAACAGGTATGATTGAGTTTATGAAATCTAACCCAAGATCACATGTTTGTATATTTTCTTTTAAATTTCTATCAGAAGCAACATTTACTGCATTTACACTATATACTGTTTTATATCGATAATTGCTTGATCCTAAATCTGTTTGGTTTGTTTTTGAAGGGTCTATTGAAATTGTGTTTTTATTACCACATTGAAAAATATTGTCTGAAGATGGAGAAGTATTTGTTCCAATGAGAATTTGATTAGATGCATTTGCATTTATTACATTTGATTCAACTCCAATTAATATATTATTTGAACCATAGTCCATTTGAGTTCCACTTTTAAATCCGATTGCTATGTTATTGTTTTCATCTACATTGTTTCTTAATGTAAATGCTCCGACACCACAATTACGGTTTCCATTTACATTGTTTTCTAAAGCATTAAATCCAAAAGCACTGTTATTAATACCATTTTGATTTTTGTTTAATGTGTTTGCACCGACTCCTGTATTTTGATATCCTACATTATTTTCTTCTAACACATTTACACCAAACGCAGAATTATTGTTTGAAACATTGTTGGGTAGTGATTTAGAACCATAAAATGTATTGTTTGGATTGACATTGGGTTGTTGGTTGGGGTCTAACACACTTATGTTCACAGTACTGACATTAGAGTTATTTTGGTTGTCTTTTACATAATAAGTAAAAAAGTCATTTCCTAAGTAATTTTCAAGGGGTGTATAGGTATAACTATTGTTTTGATTGAGTTTAAGTGTTCCATAAGAAGGTTCTTGAGCAATCACATAAGAAATGTTTGACCCAAACCCATTTAAAGTAATAGATATTTTTGTATTTTTTGATGTTGAATAAAATAGATTTGTTGAAAAAGGGCTCAATGTTAATGTATAAGTGTTTATTTGATAATGTTTATACGAAACCACAGTGTTGATTGTAAATTTCTCACCCACTAATGTTTGAACAGTATATGTAGCATTTGATAGATCATTAAATGTAATTTGTCCATTTGTTGTATTGATTGAAATCCCAGAGGGAATAGTATAACTATTATTGACTTTTAAAAGAGTATAAGTGTAATCAATAACAGAAGTATCATTGAATAAACCTCCATTTGAATAATATATATTACCACTTAGTGTATTATTGGTTAAATTATCAGGTGAGTAAATGGGTGCATCAAAAGATTTTAATAACCATGGAACATTTGTGGATGAACTGATGTCTATCCATGCACTGCTATTTGTTTGTATTGTTGAAACTGCTTGTGTGTCAGACCATGTATTATTATTTGATGATATACAATTTGTTTCAGTGCCAATAATTTTATTTGGACCATATATACCACCCGCGTTCACTCCTGTAACACTCCCAATTGAATATGAATTTTTAAGCTCAATGACTACATTAGAAGTGTCTGCATTAAAACCACTATTTGAACCAATAATACCACCAGAATCTTCACCTTCAATTTTACCAAGACTGTAGCAATTTTCAACTGAAAGTTTTCCATTTACAGCGTTTGATGCCAAAAATCCAGCACATATACCACCTGACTCTTTATTTGTTATATTACCAGTAGAATAACAATTTTTAATAGTGTTTAGAATAGATTGGTTATTCATTATATCACAAAAACTTCTACCTACAATCCCACCAACAGACTCACCACTTAACTCACCAGTAGAATAACATTCAGACACAGATATACTACCACCTGACATTTGATAACCACCATAAAGTCCGAAAATCCCACCACTAGATTGACCACTTATAATACCAGTAGAATAACATTCAGACACAGATATACTACCATCTGACATTTGATAACCGCCAAGAGATCCGAAAATCCCACCACTCCGTTGACCACTTATAATACCAGTAGAATAACAGTCAGACACAGATATACTACCATCTGACATTAGATAACCACCACCATATCCGAAAATCCCACCACTAGATTGACCAATTAACTCACCAGTAGAATAACAATCAGACACAGATATACTACCACCTGACATTTGATAACCACCACCATATCCGAAAATCCCACCACTAGCTGTACCACTTATAATACCAGTAGAATAACAATCAGACACAGATATACTACCACCTGACATTAGAATACCACCATAAAGTCCGAAAATCCCACCACTAGATTGACCACTTAACTCACCAGTAGAATAACAATCAGACACAGATATACTACCATCTGACATTAGATAACCACCACCATATCCGAAAATCCCACCACTAGATTGACCAATTAACTCACCAGTAGAATAACATTCAGACACAGATATACTACCACCTGACATTTGATAACCACCAAGATATCCGAAAATCCCACCACTAGATTGACCACTTATAATACCAGTAGAATAACAATCAGACACAGATATACTACCACTCACCATTTCTTGACCTCCTTGTTGTCCAAAAATCCCACCAGCATTTCTATTCATAATACCAGTAGAATAACAGTCAGATACAGTAATAGTTCCATTTTCAATTTGTTGAAAAGCACGATATCCTATAATTCCACCTCCTCCAAAATTATCAGTTGTTGAAATAATACCACTTGAACTGCATTCTGATATATTTAAAGTGAAATCTTTAGCAACTATACACATACGTGGTCCAATAAGTCCCCCTTCGAGATACCCAATGTTTCCATTACTTGTACAGTTTTCTATTCTTAAACTTCCACCAGTAATAGAATTGCCATAATGGCTTCGACATAACCATCCACCAGAATCTACAGTACTCGCATCAGGAGACATAGATGAGTTATCCGATAATACATTTATATTTTTAACTGTTATATTAGAAAAACCAGTTTGAATAATAGTATTAACATCCCCACTTCCATTTTCAATCATACCTAACCAATTACTTATATCTTTTATTGTAATGGTGTTGTTTTGTCCATCAAATGTTATATATTCTGAATCACATATAAAATATGAACTTATATTATTTAATGTAATATTTTCTATAAAATTAATAATGATTGGGTCTGATTCTGTCCCACCGTTAATTGTTACAGGAAATGTATAACTATCAATAAGTGCTTGAGTAATGTTTGTAGAACTATTAATCACTGTTCCATTTAAAACAAATGAATAATCATCAATTTTGTCATTGAAATATATTTCCTTTACATCAGTATTTGTATTTTCCAATACCCAGTCCCCACCATATTTTAAATTTCCCGTTTCATCATTTGACGCACTTACAGTTACTGATGTTTCTTTTTCTAAAAGGTCATAATACTTTTTCCACCTGTCTGAGTTCAATGTATTACATGCCAAATAATCAACATGGTCAATTGACAATTCATGTATAAGGTCTTTTATATATTGAACATTTGAACTATAACTTTCAACATTTTCTTTTAAATCATCATCAGTGAATAACAATTGTCCTTCTAAAAATTGCTTAGAATTAAGACCTGCATTATGAAAAACAAGACCTAAGCGTTCAATATGAGTCATTTTTTCATTAAGTAATTCTTTTAATTCTTTTTGCGTGCTTTGAATGTTATATACAATTGAAAATGTTTCATCATTTGCTCCTTCTACAAACATATGATGGTCTTGAACACCATCATGAACAAGTAAAACGTTTTTAATTAAAGAAAAATCAACATTTTTATCATAAACAAGAGGAACAGGTTCATTTTTTTCGTCTTCTAAATGAAGTTCTCTTTTTTCGTTTTCTAAAATAGGATGTGTATGTCTTCTTTCAATCATATCATCAATATTATCGATCATATATATATTATACAAAAAAAGATTTATTCATATATTTATAAATAACACTAAATATATAATGTTATTTACTTTATAAAAAATAGAATTAAAGTAATAAAACTCTCTTTATTTTATTGCTATTTGTTCTTGATAGTGTTTTAAATAATCATGATTATGTAACCAATCAAAATTAACTTTAACTTCTTGTTTTTTTTCAACTAATTCTACTTTTTTCTTTATTTTTTTTTGTTTGATTAACACTTTAATATTACTAATGTGAAATGAATTTAATTGTTCACTTAATATATCCATTACTAACTCTAACTCTAACTCTAACTTTTATCTATTACTAACTCTAACAACATCTATTGTAAAACTAATCTTATACTCATTTTTCTTAAAAATTCATTTTTTTAATGTTTGAAATACATCATTTTCGTATTTTCCACACAAAACAATAGGTGTTTTTTCATGAATATGTTCTGGAAAGGGTATATCCAATAAATCTTGATATCCATTTGAACCAATTCCACCACCTACTTCAAAAATGTGTGCAAATGGATATGCCTCATAGAGTAATCGAATCTTCCCGTTTTTATTTTTCGAATTTTCGGGGTATGCAAAAAACCCACCATTTATAAGGGTTCTATGTCCATCTGCAACTAAACTTCCTACCCATCGAGAAGTGTAATTATTTTCAATACATTTTTCAATCATAATTTCATAATCTTTATTTGACCATAATTTTTTATTTGATTCATTAAGTGAATAAGTATTTCCCTTTTCTTTTATTTTTAGATCATCTACTAATAAATCAAATTTTTTTTCTTTATTTAATTGATAAAATGATAATTTATTATCTTTATTCAATAAAAATTGAGTACATCCTCCATATAAACAATAGCCAGACATGACTAAATTACGACCAGATTTGATTTTATTGTTTTCATCATATTCATATATACCAAAAATTGTTCCTGTTGTAATATTTACACCAATGTTTGATGAACCATCTAAAGGATCATAACACACTAAATAAGGTGCGTCTTTAAAGGATGTTTCACATAATTCATCTTCTTCTTCAGACCCAATCATGCGTATTAATTCACATGAAGATAGATTTTCTTTTAAAATGTCATTCGACAATTGATCTATTTTCTTTACATCGTCTCCTGAACAATTATTTTCATTTTGAAGATTGCTTAATTCTAACGAATGTTGGTATTGGATCAATTCTGATATTTCAATAAAACTTTTTTCTAATAAAGATACTAAATCCATACATTATTATATAAAAAAATTGATTTATTTAAACAAAAAATAATTTAAAAGATAACCTAAAATAAAGTATATACTTACATATGACATTGTCAAATAAAGGATTGAATTTGTTGAATATGGCATTGTCAGTATCAAATCCTTGTTGTTCTGATGAATTTCTACGTCATCATCATGGTGCAGTCATTGCTAAGAATGGAAAAGTAATTGCTTCTGGAAGGAATTCATCGCGCAACTATTCATGTGATGGATTTATACATAGCTGTAGTGCGTGTCATGCTGAGATTGATGCTCTTCGTAATCTATACAAGTCAGTGTCATTGAAGGGCAAAACAAAAAATGAAAAGTGGTGCCTTTTATGAAGCTTATTGTAAGAAATCAACTCTATATATTGCACGACATCATAAAAATGGAAAATATATCAATTCAGCCCCTTGTAAGGACTGTCTTGATTTTATTAAGAAGTCAAAAGTAAAAAAAATTGTATTTGCAAATAATGAAAATATATTTGTTCAAACAAAACCCGAAAATTTTGATACAAATCATTATTCATGTGGAAGTATGAACAAATTAGAAATATAAAAAATTTAATAAATTATAAATATAAGTATATGATAATGTATTTCTGTAAATGGATGATTTTTATTTTTTAAATATTAATAAAAATTGATAATTTTCCATTTAATGTTTAATTAATATGGAACTTAAACCAAGATTTCATCAAGAATTATGTGT